TTAAATGAGGCGATGAGTGTTTATACATTCATTGCAAGTATGTTGATGAAGAATAACTTTACTGTTATGAATTTACCGGCATATGTTAATTTTTATAACATACAGGATGCGGATGGAACCACAATAACACAACCACAAGGATCGTTAGAATTTGCGAATAATCTTTGGGGAACATTTTTGAATGTAGATTATAGAAATTCAAGTCCCAAAATGGTTTGTTTTTATGTTGGAAAACCATCACAATATTTGCAATTACCAAAACAAAACTTTAGGTATAGAAATGATGGGTTTGAAATGAGAAGGTTTTCTGAAAATCCTTTAATTGAAAATCAAGAAAACAAAAAAGATTGGTCGTTATCAAACAAATGTGTTGGGTTCAATGTTGATATTGGAATACGAAATCAAAATATTTTTCATACATTCTCTGTTTCACAAGATTCAGGAAAGGCAACATCGGAATCAATCAACACACAATTGAATATGGTGAATCAAGCAACAGGAAGAAATACTGCAACACAGAATGTTGGTTTATATAACTTATATAAAAATAGGTCATACCAGTGTACAGTTTCGGCGTTAGGTAACGCATTAATACAACCAACAATGTATTTTAATTTGCAGCATGTACCTATGTTCAATGGGCCTTATATGATATTAGATGTACAGCATGCAATTACACCGGGTAATTTTCAAACTACATTCAGTGGAATACGGCAGGGTATCTTTGATTTACCATCAATTGATAACTTCTTACAGCAATTTAACCAAAATCTTTTAACGAGATTACAAGAACTTGTCAAAACCAGAAAAGATGATATACCGGCGGAAAACACAACAAATAGTCAGAAAAGTAATGAAAAAACTCAACAAGATGTAAATACAAAATCTGAACCAAGTAGTTGTACTGCAAAACTGAATCCTTATTATGCTAATCAACAATATGATAGGGCTTATATAAATAAAGAATCGGTATTGACTGAAATAACACCGCAAAGATTGTCTGAAGTTCTTATTCAAAAAATACCTGAAAATGAGGTATTGAGAACAACAATATACTCACTTTGTTATTTGTTAACATATAATAATGGAAAATTTGTTGGATTTGATAATAACTTTGTAACTTTGACTTTAACTCAAAACTTGAGTCCGAGTGATACTTACTTTTTGAGAACATATTCTTGTGTTAATACCTCCACAAAAAAATCAGAACCTATAGCCAATTTTGAATCTTTGGATAAGTTTGTTGATTTTATGATTGCCAGATTAACACAAAATATTGAATTGATAACCCAAGTTGGATTATTACAATATTATATTTGTAGTTGGCCTAAAACTGATGTTTCTACTGAATATTTCTTGGCGAATATTGACCAGTATTCTAGCATAAAAGATAAGTTATATGAGGCGTTTAATTCTGCTGTTAAAGTAAATTTAATAACACAAGTTCAAGCACAAACATTAGGATTAGACATACAAATAAATTTTGATAATCCACCAAGCAAACCAGGAGTGACACCAACACCAAGTGCATTACCGGCACAAGTATGTCCTCCACCACAGATATTATCTATTAGTCCATTGACAGGAATAACAGGAACTATTGTTCAAATAAATGGTACAAATTTATTGGATACAACTGGAATAACTTATAATGATGTTTTTGCGGATAGTAAAACTATTGTTATTTATAACGATGAAACAATTAGATTCTCCATTCCTGTTACAACACAACCACTTCCGCAAACTGGTAAGATAAAAGTGAGAGGGAAATATGGTGTTGCAACAAGTATACAGGACTTTACACAATTAAAATAAGATATTTGTTGTATTTAGTATATTTATAGTAAAATATATAATATGAATTTGAAATCTAATTTAGATAGTTATCTCGGAAAATCCGGTAGATATTCTACAGAAGATAATGGAGATGGAACAAAACAAGTTTGCGATTTAGATACAGGAGATTGTTATACAATCAGAGAAAGAGATGGTCTAATTGAAAGAGCGGGACATCAAATGACTGTAAATAGAAAAGTTAGAGTTGAAACCTCAAAAGGTATAAAACAATTATTAAACGGATAATCATGTCAGTAGATAAGAAAATTTTAGAAGAAATTAAAAGATATAATAGTATAAACAATTATATTTTTGAACAAGATATTGCGGCAACACCACCAGCTGAACTTGATTTAGGGGCGGCTTTGGATCCACCCCCTGGTGGACCGGCACCTGAAGCCGCGGCAGAACCTGCACCACCAGCAGAACCTGAAGTTATTGATGTTGAAAAGGATGAAGAAGTTGAAAAATTAGATGATGAGGGGAAGTCCGAAGAAAAAGATGGAGATGTTGAAGAAATGGAAATAACTGATTTGGTTGATAGCCAAAAAAATATTGAAACAAAACAAGATGAATATTTTCAAAATTTATTTTCTCAAATATCCAATCTTGAAGAGAAGTTAAAAGAAATGGATTCAATTGTTAGTAAATTAAATTCACTTGAAAATAAAATTGAAAAATATAGAGAAAAAACTCCTGAAGAAAAGTTGGAGTTAAGAACATATGATTCATATCCATTTAATCAAAAATTATCTGATTTTTTTGAAGATAAAAAAGAAGATATGGAAAAAACCGGAAAACACGATTATGTTTTGACTTCAGACGAAGTAACAGACATTAATGTTAATGATATACGAGGTTCCTTCTTTCCTGGATTGAACGACAAACTTTAAAACTTGGGGTCACAATTTGTGACCCCAAGTTATTTGACTATTCCTTATTCGAATACTATATTTAGTTATTATAATCACAATTTAAAATTATTAAGTAATGAACACATTAGATGCCGTATTGGCGCAGTATGAAAAAAATCAGTTAGGGGGTTCCCAATCAAAAATGTCGCAAGACGAAAGAATGAAAAAGTATTTCGCACTTATCTTGAGTGATAAAGAAAGGACGGGACAAAGAAGAATTAGAATTTTACCTACAACAGATGGTTCGTCACCATTTAAGGAGGCTTGGTATCACGAAATTCAGGTAGGTGGTCAATGGCAGAAGTTTTATGACCCAGGAAAGAATGACAACGAAAGGTCTCCGTTGAATGAAGTATACGAAGAATTGATGTCAACGGGAAAAGAATCTGACAAAGAATTGGCTAAACAATATAAAGCCAGAAAATTTTATATCGTAAAAGTAATTGATAGAGATAACCCTCAGGATGGACCAAAGTTTTGGAGGTTCAAACATAACTACAAGAATGAAGGTATCTTGGACAAGATAATTCCAATCTGGAGGAACAAAGGCGACATTACCGACCCAGACACCGGAAGAGATTTAATAATCGATTTGGCGAAGTCCAAGACCCCTAAGGGTAAAGAATATACAACAGTATCGGCCATTATGTACGATGACCCAACTCCAATTCATGAAGATGCTGCTCAATCTAAAGCATGGATGAATGATGAGTTGTCTTGGACAGATGTATATTCTAAAAAACCTGTCGAATATTTGGAGGCAATTGCAAAAGGTGAAACACCAAGATGGGACAGTGAAAAAGGTGGATATGTTTATGGTGACACAACAACAAGTGAAGAATCTTTCGGAGGTTCCAAATCTTATGTAGACCCACAATCAGACCTCGAACCTGATAGTGATTTACCATTTTAATTTTTCAAACCACATAAAATAATATAATGGCAAATCTTTGTTCTAATGAAACTACATTTACTGCAACACCTGAAGCAGTAAAATGGTTACACGATGAAGTCCGAAAAATAATAGATGAATCTCAAAATTATGAGGAACACACCATAAAAGTATTTAATCTTTTTGCTTGTCCGGGTGATATAAATCAAAGAACACTTGGGTCTAGATATGTTTACATTTATGGATGTGATGAGGTTGATGATAAATTGATATTAAGATATGAGAGTGCATGGCACCCACCAACCAATATGGTAGAAACTGCAACCAATCTCCTTAAAGAAAAGTCAGGAGATTTTCCTGTTGTTTCCGAAGGTAGATATTGGGAAGAAGGTTCTGGTTTTGCAGGTATATTCATTTGTGATAAGGATGGTTATAGAAGTGCCGAAACTGATTTTGATACCGACTATGATGAGGACGATGAAGATTTTGATTTTTATCAAGATGTTTTAGACCCAGCACTTGCAGATTTGACAATAGATTAAATAAATTGAAAGGGAGGATTATACCTCCCTTTTTTCAAAAAAAAATATTATGGCAATTAAAAAGAATGATTTTTCGAACATAAAGAAGAAGTTTTCTACTTCTGCAAAATATAAACCACAGAGGTTCTTTGATTTAGGTTCTGAATTTTTGGATGCGGTTGGACTTCCAGGTCCTGCAATTGGACACCTGAATATGTTTTTGGGACACTCCGATACTGGTAAGACAACGGCTGCGATTAAAACTGCGGTGTCCGCACAAAAGATGGGGATTCTTCCTGTGTTCATAATTACTGAACAGAAGTGGAGTTTTGAACATGCCAAATTAATGGGTTTCGATTGTCAAGAAATTGTTGACGAAGAAACGGGAGAATTAGATTGGGATGGTTTTTTCATATTCAGTAATAACTTCAGTTATATTGAACAAATTACTGATTTTATAAATGAATTATTGGATGCGCAAGAGAAGGGTGAAATTGAATATGATATTTGTTTCATCTGGGATTCAGTGGGAAGTGTCCCATGTAAAATGACTTACGAAGGTAAGGGTGGTCGACAACATAATGCCGGAGTTTTGGCGGATAAAATAGGTATGGGGATTAACCAAAGAATTTCCGGGTCTAGAAAATCAGATACCAAAAACGAAAATACCCTGATAATTATAAATCAACCATGGGTTGAGCTTCCTGAGAATCCTTTCTCGCAAGCTAAAATAAAGGCTAAGGGAGGTGAGGCAATTTGGTTAAACTCATCTTTAGTGTTTCTATTTGGAAATCAAAAAGGAGCTGGTACAACTAAAATAACCGCAACTAAAGATAAAAGAACTGTTAAGTTTGCGTCAAGAACCAAAGTTTCCGTACTCAAAAATCACATTAATGGTTTAGGATTTGAAGACGGTAAAATAATTGTAACTCCGCATGGATTTCTTTCGGGTAAAGACGCGACAGAAGAAAAAACATCCATTGAAAAATATAAAAAAGAATACGCGGACTACTGGAAAAAAATTATAGGTACTGATGGAGATTTCACTTTGAGAGAAGAAAAGGACGATTTTTTATCTACTTAATATAAAAAATTATACTTTTTGTAAATGGTTTAACAATTCTGAAAAAGATATAATCTTGACTACTTTATTAATTGATGGCAACAATTTACTAAAAATTGGATTCCACGGAGTTAGAGATGTGTTTAGTAATAATGAACACTTGGGTGGTATATATTTCTTTATCAATACTATTCGTAAGTTCTTGGATGAACACAATCACGACAAGGTAATTGTTTTTTGGGATGGTGATTCTAATTCATCTATAAGAAAGTCCTTGTACCAGAATTACAAAGAAAACAGGAAACGAGATATGAATGATTTCAAGTATGAATCATTTCTATATCAGAAATCTAGAATCAAACAATATCTCGAAGAAATATTTGTAAGACAGGTAGAAATGCCAAATAACGAAGCGGATGATTTGATTGCATTTTATTGTAAAATTGCCACGGACGAACAAATTATAATATTTTCGGCGGACAAAGATTTGTCACAAATTATTTCTAAAAATGTTACAATGTATTCACCGACTACAAAGCAATATTATAAATATGGAGATAAAATATCTATCAATAAAGTTGATATTCCCCATGAGAATGTTTTAATTTGTAAGATTTTTGTTGGAGATAAATCAGATAATATTGATGGAGTTGAAGGTTTGGGAGAAAAAACTTTGGTCAAACTATTTCCAAAATTGCACGAAATGTCAGTCACAATAGACGAAATATTGGATAATGCGTCAATACTCATACAAGAGAAAAAATCCAAAGTTCTTAATAACCTTTTGACTGGTAAAACAAAAAATGGTATCTTTGGTAAAGATTTGTATGAGTTGAATAAAAAGATAGTCGACCTGTCTGAACCTCTTATAACTGATGAAGGCAAAATATTGGTAAAACAAATTTATGAAGAAACAATTGACCCAACAGATAGAGGTTATAAGAATCTGATGAGGTTGATGATGGAAGATGGAATGTTTAACTTTCTACCAAAGGACGATAACGCTTGGGTTGAATTTATGAAACCTTTCACAAAACTTATTAGAAAAGAAAAAAGAAAAACAAATATTATTAATTAATTCTTAAAAAAATGAAAGAACAAGACAGCACTAAAATGGAGTTACTTTTAACATTGAATGACAATATTGTGGTTCAAAGGTTTTTTAATGTTAGAGGATACAATCCAGACGCAAAAAATTCGTTAGAACTTTATGAATTTATTAAGCGATTTAAGGATCAGCTTCAATATTATTTGAAGATGAAAACTGTGACCTATATGATGGATAATGAAGAGTCAATAATGTTTGACCCATCAATAATGGAAACATCGTTCACAGACGGTCCTGAATTGTTTAATATCTATTTGAAAGTTAATGACCAAATTCTAACACATAGAATTTTCGATGGAAAATTATTCCCACCCAAGGTTAGATATACCGTAGATATTAGGCCATATCTTAAAGAAGCGTTGAGAGAATTAACAGAAATTTTTTCCTCAAAAAAATTATCTTACAAATATTTGAACTTCGACTTGAAGTGAATATTTAATTAATACACTCGTTTAATCGCATCAGTATGAATAAAAATTTTGATTACCTCGGTAATACATTTCAAATACAGTTATTGAACCAAATTATAGTTGATAGGGACTTTTCTCAATCAATTATGGAAGTAATCGAAAGTTCTTATTTTGATAACAAGTATTTCAAAATCATAATTCAAATGATAAAAGAATATCATAAGAAGTATGATTCTACTCCTAACTTTGAGGTTTTGGAACAAATCGTTAAGTCTGAAATTTCTCAAGAGTTGGTCTTAAAAATCGTTTTGGACACCTTGAAACAAATCAAGGACGCTCCATTCGAAGGACATTCTTTTGTTCAAGAAAAGGCGTTGAAATTCTGTAAACAACAGGAATTACAAAAGGCTATGGATAAAGCCCAAAAAATAATTTCTGAAGGAGATTTTGAATCTTATGATAAAGTTGAGGGATTGGTTCGAAATGCTTTACAAGTAGGGGAGATAGAGAAAAATGTAACGGATATTTTTACTGGACTTGATACAGTTTTGGAAGAAGATTATAGACACCCTGTCCCTATGGGTATTCCTGGTATCGATAGATTGTTAAAAGGTGGTTTGGCTAAAGGTGAAATTGGAGTTATACTTGCCCCAACTGGCGTTGGGAAAACCTCAATGCTTACCAAGATTGCGAATACTGCTTTCAATGTGGGGTATAATGTACTCCAAATATTTTTTGAAGATAATCCAAAGATTGTTCAGAGAAAACATTTCACTATTTGGACAGGTATTCCTCCAGATGAATTAGTAAATCATAAAGATGATGTTATGTCAAAAATTACGGAGATAAAAGAATCGATGCCAAATAGATTAATTCTCAAAAAATTGGCATCGGATACTGTGACTATGAATCAAATAAAGAATCAGATACGTAAAATGATTGCTGATGGTATCAAAATTGATTTGGTGTTATTGGACTATATTGACTGTATTCTTCCTGAAACAACTGCTAAAGATGAGTGGAAAGCGGAAGGTTCTGTAATGAGAGGATTTGAGGCGATGTGTCACGAACTTAATTTGGTTGGATGGACGGCAACTCAAGGTAATAGGTCAAGTATTTCATCTGAAGTTGTTACAACTGATCAGATGGGAGGATCGATAAAAAAGGCTCAAGTTGGGCACGTAATTATTACCGTGGCAAAAACATTACAACAAAAGGAAATGAATTTGGCTACAATAGCAATTACAAAATCTCGTTTAGGGAAAGATGGTGTGGTATTTGAAAATTGTAAATTTAATAACGAACTTTTGGAAATAGATACGGAAAGTTCAGTAACTTTCTTGGGATTTGAAGAACAACAAGAAGAAAGAAAAAGAGATAGAGTTAAAGAATTATTAGAAAAAAGAAAACAAAGGCAAGAACAACAAAATTTAATTTAAGATGGAAGAAGAAAAAATTTTAATGGAAAATCCTGGTCGGTTTGTAATTTTCCCAATTCAGTATGATGATATTTGGGAATTTTATAAGACACATCAGGCTGCGTTTTGGACGGCAGAAGAAGTAGATTTGAGTAATGACATTAGGGATTGGGAAAAACTCACTGATAATGAAAGATATTTTATAAAAAATGTATTATCGTTTTTTGCGGCATCAGATGGTATTGTGAATGAAAATTTGGCGGAGAACTTTGTTAAAGAAGTCCAATATCCGGAGGCCAAATTCTTTTATGGATTTCAGATTATGATGGAGAATATCCATTCTCTGATGTATTCATTATTGATTGATACTTATGTATCTGATCCAAAGGAAAAAGATGAATGTTTCAATGCGATTGATAGATTACCGGCAGTGCAAAAGAAAGCAAGTTGGGCTTTGAATTGGATTAAGAATAGTTCTTTCCAAGAAAGGCTTGTAGCGTTTGCGGCGGTTGAGGGTATATTCTTTTCGGGTTCATTCTGTTCAATATTTTGGTTGAAATCAAGAGGATTAATGCAAGGTTTGTGTAACGCAAATGCTTTGATCTTTAAGGATGAAAATCTTCATACTGACTTCGCGATTCATTTGTTGAATAATCATATTGATAATAAACCAAGTGATAAAAGAATAAAAGAAATCTTGTTATCGGCTTTGGAGATTGAAAAGGAATTCATCACAGAATCATTGCCAGTATCGATGATAGGTATGAATTCAAATTTGATGAAACAATATTTGGAATTTGTGACAGACCAACTTTTGGTAAAACTTGGATGTGGTAAGCACTTTAATGTTGAGCAACCATTCAAGTTTATGGAACAAATTGCGGTTGAAACTAAAGGTAATTTCTTTGAATCGAGAACAATTGAATATCAAAAAGCAAAACTTGGTGAAGAGTTAAATTTCACCGACGATTTCTAAAAACCAATAATTATGATGTCATTAAAAATTAAGAAAAGAATCGGAGAAGAGGTTCCGTTTAATCCTCAAAAGATATATAATCGGATAAAGAGGGCGGCTAAAGGATTGAATGTAAATTCAGATGAAATTTTCATTAAGGTAATTACATCAGTTCCCACCGAAGGATTGGTAACCACCAAAGAATTGGATAAGCTTATATCAGAAATTGCTGCGTCATATACGGGTAGTCATCACGACTACTCTAGACTTGCGGCTAGTGTTGCGGTCTCATCACATCATAAAGAAACTGATGAAAGTTTCAGTCGTACTATGATTAAATTGAATGAAGAAGGTATTGTTAATGATAAAGTTATTGAATTAATAAAAACTTGGGGTGAAGTTGAAATCGATAGTGTTATAAATCACGATAATGATTTTAATTTCGACTATTTTGGGTGGAGATCATTATATGAGATGTATCTTTTAAGGGACTCTAATGGAGTTGTAATAGAAAGACCACAACATATGTATATGAGGGTGGCATTATGGGTAACCGACTCGTTTGAAGATGCGGTGGATTACTATAATTCCTTATCTAGTCAGTTGGTGTCAAAAGCGACACCAATTATGATAAATTCTGGTACAAAAATTCCTCAACTGGCATCTTGTGTTCTTCATTATAATAATGAAGATTCAAGGGAAGGACTGCTTGCAAGTTTGAACGATATCTCAACTTATTCTGCGGATGCGGCAGGTATTGGATTGTCAGTATCCAATATTAGAAGTAAAGAAAGTAGAATTAAAACATCAGGAGGTTATGCTGGTGGTGTATTGAAATATCTTAAAATTGTTAATGAATCTTTAAGATTTTTTAATCAACAGGGTAGAAGACCTGGTAGCGCGGCCATTTATATGGAACCTTGGCATAAAGATATATTCGACTTGTTGGATATTAAGAAAAACACAGGAGCCGAAGAATTGAGAGCTAGAGATTTATTCACATCTATTTGGATACCTGACAACTTTATGCGTGCTGTGAAGAATGACCAAGAATGGTATTTATTTTGTCCTAACGATATCAAAAAAGCTGGTCTTAAACCATTACAAGATTGTTACGGTGAAGAATATGAATCTGTTTATCAGCAAGCGGTTGAATTGGGAATTGGTAAGAAAGTGAAAGCTCAAACAGTTTGGAATAAAATTGTTGAATCACAAATCGAAACAGGCGTTCCATATCTTTGTTCAAAAGATAACGCCAATAGAAAGACCAACCATCAAAATATTGGGGTGATAAAACAATCGAATTTGTGTAATGAAATTTATCAATACACAGATGAGAAAACTACTGCAATATGTACATTATCGTCTATGGTTCTTAAGAATTATATTGTTGATGGAAAATTCGATTTCCAGCTGTTGTTTAACGAAACCAGAAAAGTTGTTAGATCATTAAACAAAGTTATTGATATTAATAGTTATTCGACCAAAAAAGGAGAAAAAGGTGGATTAGAACAAAGAGCAATTGCGATCGGTGTTCAAGGACTTGCAGATGTGTTTTATATTCTCGATTATATTTTTACTTCTGATGAGGCAAGGAATCTAAACAAACATATTTTTGAAACAATATATTTTGCGGCGATTACAGAAAGTATGGAATTATGTAAGTCATCAAAATATAAACCATATCAATACTTCAAAGGATCTCCAATGTCAAAGGGTGTGTTTCAATTTGATATGTGGGGTTTAGACAAATCAGATTTATCAGGTATGTATGATTGGGATAAACTGAAAGAAGAAGTTATGACACACGGAGTGTGTAATTCTTTATTCACGGCTCAAATGCCAGTTGCGTCTTCTGCTAAAATTACTGGATCATTTGAGATGACAGAACCGGCACATTCAGCATTATTCAATCGTAGAGTGGTTGGTGGTGAAATTCTGATAGTAAATAAGTATTTGATTAATGACTTTGAAAAGTTAGGTATTTGGTGTGAAGATTTGAAAAATGAAATCATTATGAATGATGGGTCAATTCAAAATATTAACTTTAATAGTTATCTTGATTCAGAGGATAAAAACTATTTGAAAAAAGTTAAACGAATAGAACATCTCATTCCAAAATACAAAACTATTTGGGAAATATCTCAAAGAGAATTAATTGATATGGCAGCTGAAAGAGCACCATTTATTGATCAATCTCAATCAATGAACATATATATGGCAAACCCAACATTGTCTAAAATTACTTCATCTCATTTTCACGGTTGGCAAAAAGGATTAAAAACCTTATGTTATTATGTTAGAACTAGAGCGGTATCCACAGGTGCTAAACATTTGGCGGTTGATATATCGAAGGTAAATACTCCTACAAAACCAAAAATTGATGAAGTACTTAAAACTACAACATCGAGGCCGGAGGATTCTCCTTTTGAATGTTTTGGGTGTAGTTCATAGAAATAACGACAAAAATCACGACATAATGTCGTGATTTTGTTTTTTTATGTATTTATCATAATAAATAACTTATGGCAGCAGGAAGAACCTACGGTATTAATTTCCCATTTAGGGATTCAACAAGGGGTGATTACTTACAGCTGACTGAAACAGAGGCTGAAGAAATCAAAGCAGATTTAATTCATCTTCTTTTAACAAGAAAGGGATCAAGATATTATTTACCTGACTTTGGAACTAGACTGTATGAATTTTTATTTGAACCATTTGATGGACTTACATTTAGTGCGATAGAATCTGACATTCGTGATGCGGTTGAAAAGTATATGCCAAATTTGTTATTAAATAGTGTAACTATATCACCGGCGGATATAACAAGTGAAGTTGATGGTCAAACTGGCGAAAATATTGCCGGGCCTAGTGATATCAGTATATATAGATTTCCAGGTAAGGGGACATCAGAATATACCGCAAAAGTAAGAATTGACTACTCTAATAATAGGAGTACTTTCTCTCAAAGCGATTTTGTAATTATAAATATTTAATCAAATGGCAAATAGAAATATATCATATACAACAAGAGATTACCAAGCGATACGAACCGAATTGGTAAATTATGTGAGAACTTATTATCCTGAATTAATACAGGATTTTAATGATGCTTCAGTATTCTCTGTATTTTTGGATTTGAACGCAGCTGTCACAGATAATCTACATTATCATATAGATAGAAGTATTCAAGAAACTGTGTTACAATATGCACAACAAAAATCATCTGTCTATAATATTGCGAGAACCTATGGATTAAAAATACCAGGACAAAGACCATCTGTTGCGTTAGTTGATTTCTCGATTACCGTTCCGGCTTTTGGGGATAAAGAAGACGAAAGATATCTTGGAGTATTAGCAAGAGGATCTCAAGTTGTTGGAGCTGGTATTGTTTTTGAAAATGTTACCGATGTAGATTTTGCATCTCCATATAATTCACAAGGATTTCCGAATAGATTGAAAATACCTAACTTCAATGCTAATGGTGTTTTAGTTAATTATACTATCACAAAACGAGAAGTAGTTGTTAATGGTATTACAAAAGTTTTTAAACAAGTTATTACACCAAATGATGTTAGACCATTCTATGAACTCTTTTTACCTGAAAAGAATGTTTTAGGTATTACTAGTGTGTTATTAAAAAGTGGTACTGATTATACAAATATACCTACCGTGTCCGAATTTTTGGGGGTGCAAAACAGATGGTATGAAGTAGACGCTTTGGCGGAGGATAGAATATTCATAGAAGATCCGACTAAAGTTTCAGACCAACCAGGAATAAAAGTAGGAAGGTATATACAAACACAAAATAGGTTTATTTCTGAATTTACACCTGAAGGTTTCAAGAAAATAACTTTTGGTGGGGGAACAAATACTGCACAGGATGCTTTGAACCAATTTACCACACTAGGGGTGACTTTAGACCTACAAAGATATTCAAATAATTTTTCACTTGGTTCAACCTTAACACCTAATTCTACTTTATTTATACAATACAGAGTTGGTGGGGGATTGGCGTCAAATCTTGGCACTAATGTGATTAATTCAATAGGAACTGTATCATTTTTTGTAAATGGGCCATCTGAATTAACTAACTCCTCTGTTATAAATTCTTTAAGATGTAATAATGTCACTGCTGCGATTGGAGGTGCTGGAGTTCCTTCGTTGGAAGAAGTTAGGAATTATGTGTCTTTTAATTTTGCCGCACAAAAAAGAGCAGTTACTGTACAAGATTATGAGGCGATTTTAAGAACTATGCCGGCAGAATATGGTGCACCTGCAAAAGTTTCTATAACAGAGAACAATAATAAAATTATTATTCAGATGTTATCTTATGATACATCTGGAAAACTTACACCAATAATTTCAAATACTTTGAAACAAAATGTTGCTACATATCTATCAAATTATAGGATGATAAATGATTATATATCTATTATATCTGCTGAAGTTATAGATTTGAGTATAGATGTTTCAATAGTTTTAGATTCCGCACAAAATTCCGGACAAGTAATATCTACCGTAATAGATAGAATTTCAACATATTTAGATCCTCAAAATAGACAACTTGGACAAAATGTTTATTTGTCTGAATTACAAAGTATAATACAAAATCAAAATGGTGTCCTAACTGTTGCTGGTATAAGTGTGTTTAATAATGTTGGAGGACAATACTCATCATCTGAAACATCTATGGAATATTCGGATCCTGTAACAAAACAAATTAAACCTGTTGATGATACTATATTTGCTCAACCATCTCAAGTTTATCAAGTTAGATATCCAAATAAAGATATTAGAGTTTCTGTTAAAAATTTCCAATCAATAACTTTTTCTTAATTCACATATGAATACTTTAATCTATAATTATTATTTGGTGAAATTTTGAAAAACACCACCTAAACTATTTATAAATTAAAGTGAATACATGGGTGATTCTTATAGGATAAGAACACAAGTTGGTATCAATAAAACTATAAATGTACAACTTGACCAAGATTATGAATTTTTAGAGATTTTATCTTTGAAAATTCAACAGTCAGAAATATACAATCGTAATTGTTCTGACTATGGTGTTTTAGTTGGTAGAGTTACTGCCAATAATGGACTTGGGATACCAAATGCAAGGGTTTCTATGTTTATACCTATTGATTCGATTGATGAATCAAATCCGATAATTCAAAGTATATATCCTTATAAGTCACCTACTGACAAAAATGAAGATGGTTATAGATATAATCTTCTTCCATATGAAAAATCATATGAATCACATGCTGCGACTGGTACATTTCCATCAAGAATCGACGCTTTAACCGCTTCTACTGCGGTACAAATTTACGACAAATATTACAAATTTACTGCTAGAACTAATGAAAGTGGTGATTATATGATTATGGGAATACCTCTTGGTTATCAGACAATAGTGATGGATGTTGATTTGTCTGATATAGGAGAATTTTCTTTGACTCCACAAGATTTAATACGAATGGGTTTAGCGACCGAAACACAGGTTAGTGGGGATAGATTTAGAACATCGGAAGATTTGAACTCATTACCACAAATCATTAATTTAGTTAAATCTATTGATATATCTCCATTTTGGGGGGATCCGACTGTTTGTGAGATTGCTGTTAATAGGTTAGATTTTGATTTGAGAAATGAGGCTAATATAGACATTCAACCTACGGCAATATTTATGGGGTCTATATATTCATCACCAGACAATGTTAGTGTTAAACCTGGTAGTCAAATTTTAAATTTACCTTTTTTTCATGCTAAAGTTAACGCAAATTTAGGTAATTTGTGTCAGTTAACAACTGGACCTGGTCAAATACTTGCGATAAGACAGACAATTGTACAAGATAATGAGGGTAATCCAATTTTAGAACAACATAGATTAGATAATTCAGGTAATGTAATAGATACAGATGGAACATGGATTGTGGAATTACCTATGAATTTGGAATATGTTATAACTAATGAGTTTGGTGAAAAAATAATTTCTTACGACCCAACAATAGGAATTCCAACCAAATCTAAATATAGATTCAAAATTAAATGGAAACAACCAAACACCTTATCACAACAAACCAAAAGAGCGTATTATCTTGTCCCTAATATTCGTGAATACGGATGGGTGAATCCTTCAACAGACCCAAACACATTAAATAACACAGACGATACATTAGGTAGTAGTTATTACTTTGGGTTGGATTGGTCAGGATATACGAACGGGTTTTTTGGTAGTAGAAAACAACAGAGAACTCAAGATATTATAAATTGTGATGACACATTTTATGAGTTTTATTATAATAAAGTTTATACTGTTACTTCTTTAATTGACCAATATTCATCAATATCACTTTTTGGTAATGTACGGTCTAGTTTTATAGGAATTAAACAAATACAAAATCAAAGTTGTAGGGGAAATATTAATACCTACCCTGTAAATGAAGGTTTCCAAAATTATGTTTCGGCAGAAAATTCGTTCGGGTTTTTCATAACCTATGCTATAATGTTATCTTTACTTGTTTCATTACATGCAATTTTTGCGGTTATAACAATAATAATGTTAGTGATTTGTGGATTAACCTTTGGATTAGTTTGTGAATTTCAAATTATAAAGGGTATAAAATTACCTATGATTTCATATCCATCGTGTGAATCTTGTAAGTGTGATAATAGTGATATATTAACTGAATCTATTGGTGCGGGTACTAATGGAGTTCTAACTTTTGTATCAAATCCTGACACATATTTGGACAAATTATCTAATACAATTTATAATCAATCTATTGTAATTGATGAAGATGTTGATTCGGCTACATCAATTTTTTCACAAGCAATTGCAGGAAACACAACAATATCGGCCGATCAAGAACTATTCAAAGCGCCAAAATCTAATGTTGTTACATTTTCAGAAAATAATGATGACCATTTTGCTTATTCTGACTCATTAACTTTAGGGGAAAGAATAAATATTTTTAATACTAGACCATCTTATTTTTCTGGTGTAAACAAAATAGGGGTTACATTTTCTGTTCAAAATAATCCTGGAAAAATACATTATGATAATACTCTTACCTTATTATCGAATAGATTTTATAATTCAGGTCAATTACTAACTTCTGTTGATCCATTAACTACAAGTGATCCTAATGTTAAAGTAGTAACAAGTGCGGTTACAAATGGAATAACCGGAACAACAATTTCATCTCCATCAATTATTAATGTTTCATATGCCATTTCACAGTTACAGAATTCTGCACCTGTATCCTATAATTTACCGGCAGGTTCTACAATTACGACCCAATCGTATCCTATGGATAGGGAGTACTACCAAGTTGTAACTGCGATAACTGTAAGTGATGCTATAAGTTTATGGAACACAGGTACAACACAACATTTCCCAAATATTTTGAATGAAATCAGTGAGATTTATTTGGCGAAAAAAGGTATTCTTTTTTATGGAAATACTAACGACTCACCATATCAGTTTAATCCTTTTGAATTAATAGATAATATTGAGGATAAATATATTTTAATATTGCAGAGAGGGGTTGACCCATATTCACCAAAGTATGTAAATGAATACAAAATAGGGAATCTTTTAGGCCTTAATATGGATGATATTGTATTAACTGCAAATACAAGAGTTAATATTCCAGTACAAAAATTAGATTTTAGTAATAGGTCAGTTCAAGAGTTTAATCAAAATGAGATGTTTTATTCGTCTTATTTTTTTACGCCAGGAAACGAATATTCGGGTTACACATCAACAAGTTTGGGGTACTATGGAGCTTTAGACGCTCCTTACAGTTATCCTTCATCATATTTAAATGATGTTACGATTGACGGTGTTCAATCTCTTGTGTCTAAAACAAGTAATTCATTTTTTTCTAATGTGATTAATGCATCCAAATATGATTTATCTGAAGATATTTCTGGTGCGTCATTCATATATTTTAATAAAGATGCATATATACTTGCGGCTTTTTCTACTTTTAGTTATGGTGATTTAGATTACCACTATTTTACACCTAACGCTTATCTTTATTT